GGCTTTGTCCAATTATGTGTCCTGCCTCTCTTCCAATTTTCAGGTATAGGATCTTCTTTCAATACCTTCTCATTTGTTTCACCGTCTGTAATCCATATCCACTTGTCGGTAGGAATACCGCCAAGACCTTGTTCTTGAATCATCTTGGCATTTGCTCTCAACCTAGCATCAATATTGTCTTTATGTTTACTATAACAGGCTCTTGCACCCATTTGAGCAAACTCTCTCTTCTCATCATCTGACATATTGATCCACCTCACCTTGCCGCCTTTTCTACCAGATTCTTCAAAAAGAATAGCAAGAATCTTGGCTTTGCTCAAGAGTCCAGCTAAACCTTTCCACGCAAGGTAGTCTCGATAATCGCCATGTTCAAGCCATAATACTCTGTGCGCCTCTGCATGATCATCTATAGTGAGCTTTATCAAATTGCTCGGATCATCAGTACCACCTCTATACTTAGGGATGATATGATGAATGTGATAAATATTCTTAGACATAATGTTCTCCTATTCAGTTCATTGTGTTAGAGTCTTTGAGGTGTTGACGCACCTCATTGACTTGTTCTTCAATTTATTTATTTCGAATTCTTACCTTTCTTTTTCTTCTTTGACGCCTGCATTTTCTCCCAGATGTCTTTATCAGATTGTCTTGCCTTCCCATTAGTGAGTACACTGTTCACACGTGCCATTCCCCATTGATGTTGTCCCACACCCGGCCTGTGTGATCCTTTGAATGCTGACATACCACGATTGTAAATCGCCCTCAAATGGCTGACCGAATATCCTGTTTTCTCTGCCTTGTTTTTCAATGCAGTATCAATAGAACTATCCTCATCTAATAAATCCTCTCCAAGATCCATGACATCTTCGGATACTTCTCCTGCAGTTTGATTATTTTCTTCTTCAGTATCCTTTTCAGAAGAATCTTTACTAGCACCCGGTTTCTCTTTTTTACCTGAAGATAGATCGATAACAACGTTGGTAGCAATGTCTTCATTCGTGCTACCAAATCGCTTTTCAAAAGCTTTTGTATATTTTGAAGGTTTAGTTTTAGCATCTTTATCTCCAGGCGCTGGTTCATAAGCAGACGAATCATTGTCTGCTTTATCACGATTTTTTTCCCAATGTCTTTCTCGAGCTTCTTTTGTTCCCTTACCAAGACCTTTGTAGTTCTTAGCTGGTGTGGACTTTTTTGTTTTCAAGTCTGGATCTTGTCTTAACCGCTCAGTTAAGAATTCGTTGAAGGATTGCATGTTAGTATTTTATATCCTTGATAGAGATTATTAGATTGTTTTCTACATCATCATTTGTACAGAGTACACGATGCCACATTTCCTTTTCAATGAACATTGTTTTATGTTCATTGATTGGTTTTGGCAATTCATGCTCCATTTGTATATACCAATCTTTACCTGAGACTAATCGAACAATCCGATCATATTTATCACGATGCCAAACAAAATGTTCAACTGAATTCTGAATTGTTCTTACATTTGCAAATTGTTCAAAATGAGACATATCACCAGTATGTTCGTGGAGTATTTCGTAGTCTTTTGTTTTCATGAGCCTTCATTCCAATTTTTCTCATTCTTTCTTTAAATTCAGGTGTATCTAATTCACCTGACGCCCTTCGCCTTGCCCATGCTGCTTTGAGTCCTTTTGAATGTTTTTCAGGATCTGCGCCCTTTACAGGTAAACCTTTTGTTGTGAGTCCAGTTTCTTTTTGTCTTTGAGCCTGTTTTATTGCTGCTTGACGAAGTTTTTCCTTATGTTCTTCTGTCTTCGGTTTACCTTTATTCAACTTCCCATATTGATTACCTTTGCTTTTTATTCCAATCTTTTTGCGATGTTCATCACTGAATTCTCTACCTTTTAGAGAATTACCAATCTGTTCAATAATTCTTTCACGGTCAGGGTGGTTTGAGATAGTATCTCCACCATCACCACCAGGTGAAATATTATAGCCAATGTCAGGGTCTTGAGACTTTAGTTCTTTTATCCAATATTTTTCTCTTTCTCCGCATACTGACTTTTCGCACTCTTCTAAGATAATTTTCGTAAAGTTCTCTCGTCCATATTTTTCAAAGGCTCGGTCAATTAAAAGACCGGATCCCATATAATCTTCAGCTTGACCTCCTTCATCTTTTCCTACATAAATTTTTTCATTTATGTTATTAGTAATCTTGTAGACATTTGCACTATGTGTTTGTTTTTTCATAATTTACCAATATGCTCCAGGATTATTAACTTCCATGCCTAGCATTGCCGAATATCTGGGAAGGCGACACGACCAGTAGGATGCAGTTGTTTTATCTGTAGCACCTTTACAATTATGTCGAGCGGCAAACGATGCTCTCTTTTTTGGATCATTGAATTTAACTTTCAAGCTCCCACCACCATCAGCAGCACCAAAAGATACTTTACGAATGTTTCCTGATTTCGAATCACGGACATACACATAGAATTTTTTATCACCACCTCTTTTTGGCTTGTTAAGTTCAACCTTTTGTCCTTGATACTCTGCCTTTGCTTCACACATTACAGGTAAATCAAGTGGAACATATTTTATGTTACCATCTTCTTCAATGAAATCAAAAGTTCCCAGGTCTGTTGTTCCTAGAAATTCAAGGTCATCTTCATGCTTCAAATTTTTTTCTCTTGCTTCAGCCATAAATTGATAGAAATCTGCAGAGTATGGTTGAAACAATGAGAAACAATAAGGCATATTGTTTTGCTCACAAAATTGAAAAGCTTCTTGTAAGTTCATAGTTATTTGTTCTAATTGGTTGTATTAAAAAATAACGGATCAAAAGATGTTATGCTGATTGTTGCCTTCCCGTTAAGTACATGCTTCTGGATATTAAAAATATTTTCAAAGATACCTTTGCTGGCTTTGCCATGTATTTCACCAGTGTGTATCTTTTTTATATTTAGATTAATATGATGTTCATTTTCAATCGCTTGTTCAGCAGCAATCAGGACATCACTTCGTTCCTTTGCATCATATCGATAATTCAATTTTAGATTCTTTGATAGGTATTTGTACAACAAATCATTTTGCATCTGTGCCTTGAGAGATAGCCGATACTTTGCACGATTGACTGTATTATTCTTAATGATTTCAAGAATATCATTTGGATCAACATGACGTTTCTTCAAAGCAAGCCACTCTTTTGCAATTTTAATCTCACGATTTTCAGATGCAGTTCGATTCTTTTGCAGTAGAAGTTCACGCAATCTTTTGTTTACATTGACATCACTCTTGATATAATTTGAAATGATTGATATTTTTTCAAGCTTACGTTCATTGCGAACTACTCTTGAATTTTCTTTTGATTGTTCTTGATCATTCTTATTGATCTCTACATAGAACTTTGTATAGTTTACATCAAACTTATACTTTTCAAGTTCTTGACCTAGAATATATGAATTGTGACTTTGATTTGTTACATCAAGTTCATAGAAATAATTTGCAACTCGAGTATAATCAATCTTTACTTCACCATTTACATTACGAAAGCCATATTGCCGCCATGATTTATGAAGCATTGACATTGTATTCAATGTTTGATCAATAATACGATTGTGATTTTTCTCTTCTGAATTTTTTGCAAGAGTGTTTAAAGCAATCTCAAGTGACTTAGCATTGTCAGTAAAATCATACCATTCTTCAAATACATCTTTCTTTACCTCAAAGTTTTCATCTTTTTTATACCAGATGTATGATTCATGATTTGCACTTCTTGCTCTGCTGGTAAATTGACGAATGATATCAGCACTCTTATCCTTATCAATGTAATGTATCTGCGAAATACTTTTGTTTAGTAGATTGATACCTTCTGTTAACATGGACGTTGTAATGATCACATCGACATCTTTAGCAATGCGTTCATTCTTTAGCATCTGAATGATCTCTTCTTCATTCTTCTGATCACTATCGATTGACAATGGTCGGAATCCAAGGTCTTCAAGAGATTGTGCAAGTGCTACATTCTCACTTTTATTGTTTCGATAGATCAATACCTTTTCTTTTCGTTCGACATTTCGTGTGAAGTGATTAATCATTACCTCATTCATTGTAACTTTATCACTATTCTCAATATGAACACAAGTAACTACATCTTTCTTTCGATTCTTTTGTGTGATTTTGATATGCTCATCAACAATTAAGAAGTTACTTAGATATCTTGGTTCATATGTACTTGAAAATAAATTGACTTTTTTGAATGAACGCTGCCGTATTGCGTTTGAGATATAGTACATGACATTGCCACGATAGTTTGCAGCAAGATATAGATTATGACATTCATCAAGATGAAGTTCATATTCATTCAGGTCTAGGTCTCTCTTGATCAATGATACAAGTTTATCATAGGTACAAACAATTTTAGTACCAAGATCTGAATCAAAGTTCTGATTGTCAAGAAGATATTGAAAATTAGGATGCTTTTCTTGTTGCTGAAGAACTTGTGATGTGTAAGGAAAGGCAATGATTACTTTCTCGAGAAGTTTTGCCCGTTGAAACATCAGTTCAGTTTTGCCAGTACCTGTTGGTGAATCAATCAGAGTACTATAGTTATCCTTACAAAACAAGAGGCTATGTGGAAGCTCACTCACAAAGGTTGTTATTTCATATTTTTTCACGTTTACTCCATATGATAAGGTTCCAGGTCAAATAAAACACCTATCTGATTATATCATATGTAGTGTACATAGTCAAGTAGATCTTATAAACATTCTCAACTTAGATGTTGATTCCCATTTTACCTAGTTCCTTTTCTGTCCAGACTACAAATTTCCAATTCTGCTTTGCACAAAATTCCTTAGCCTGTTTCCATTTTGATTGATTGATAATATATACAATCGCCTGTTGTTTATAATTTCTTCCTCGCCTTGTTGGTGGTTGTGTTTCACGATATGGTTTGATCTCAACCATATATACTTCATTGTTTTTGTTCATGAAAACAAAATCTGGAAAATATGAATGCATCTTCTTGTCAATTGGATTCATATAGGGAACAATTAAACCTTCACTGTTCCACCATTGTACATTTGATGATTCATCGAAAAACGCCATGATGCGTTTTTCCCAGGAACTCCGATAAATAACATTACGAGAATTCCCTTTATATTTTTCAATGTGTTTCGGTACAAACTTCCCTTGACGATATTTTGTTTTACGCATAGGTACAATTGTCAGTTACTGTTTTAACATATCCATACAAAAAAAGAGATTTTCAAAAAATATTTATGAGAATGGATATTGTTGAGAACAAAATTGATCCAGCAGTAGGAACACCTGATGATAAAACAAAGGCATCTATATACTTACCTGCACCAAAAGGATTGTTAATTGAGAACCACTTGATCAATTGGAGAGGTGCTGACTTAGGAATCTCGGGTGAACTTGTCATGAATAGTTCTGACCGAGTTCGTGATGCTTTCAATTCTTCAGGAACAACTGGTCTTGTTTCTGGAATTATGGAAAGTATGGGTACGGTTGTTGAAGAAGCATCAAAGGCGGCATCAACTTGGGTTGATAAACAAGTTATGCAGGCAACTAGTTTTGGATTGCCAATTATCAATCAAGCATTTGGTCAAACGGTAAGATCAAATCATACACTGATGTTTGAAGGTGTTGATAAAGTTCGTGATTTCATTCTTGAATGGAATATATTTCCAAACAATTATCAAGATGCGGATTCAATTGAGACAATCATTGCGGTCTTACAGAAAGCAGCACTACCTAAAATTGACAATAAAACAATGCTTGATAAAATACAAGAAGTTGCTGTTTCTTCTTTTTCAGATAAAAATGAAACTCGAGATGTAAAAGAAAACAATCCTGTGATGCCTTCTGGGTTGTATAGTGTAACATATAAATTACCATATAAAGTTAAGATTAAATTGTTTGAAAGAAAAGTCAACAACAATTATGGAAATTTATCAGAAGCAACAGACCTTGAAGAAATAACACACTTAACAAATTTTCCAAAAGAACTTGTTATTCGAAACATTTATCTTGAACATGACCTCAGCGGACCACATCCGCCAATGGTTCAATATAATGATGAATATTTTCATACAATGTATAATCTTCGTGTATCATTAACAGATATTACCGTCACAACAAGTGAAGATATAAACTATACCTAATATGTCAACACCGAATGAATTAAGGTTTCCTGCCGATTTAGGTACAGGACTTATAAAAAACTATATTCGATTTCAGTTTTATGAAAAAACTAAAACAAGTCCTAGTGTTACATATGATCCAACAAGTATAAATCTTGCAAAGTATAATCGATATAAACCTGATATCTTTTTACCGGTAACTCCTGACTTATTTCGTGATGTATTAGGTATAGCTTATAATGAAACAAATCTTGGTGTTCTTGGTTCTCTATTGTACAATGAAGCAAAGAGGATGAATGATCTAAGTGCTGAGTCAATTGAAAAGGTATTCGCAAATGCCCTGTCAACCGAAGCAATTAAAAATGGCATTAAATCATATGTAAACACACAAATAACAACATCAAGTGTTGATGCAGTAAAAGCGTTTGCATATAAAAATGGCATGGCATATAATCAAAACTTAATGTTGATGTTTAATGGTAGCGCATCACACTATCGTTTCTTTCGTTTAAGTTGGACATTAAGACCAAGAAATATTGCTGAAGCCGATACAATTCTTAAAATTGAAAAAACTTTTCTGAAGAACATTTTGCCGACAACTGCTAATGGTGGAATGAATAGTAAAGACTTAAAGTATGATAATCATTTTAAATATCCTTATGAAATTTGGATGACAATTTTTATTAACAATAAAGAATTTGATAAATTCAATATCTTACCTTGTTATGGTATTTTCTTTGATGCATCACATGAAGAACATCAGCAAGGTGTAGAATTATCTTTAATGAAAAAGGAAGATAGTCGAGTTTACTATTCACAGACAATTTTAAATTTAGGTATTCAAGAAAAAGAACAGTTTACAAGAGAAAGTGTTACAATATCAAGAAAGCCAAAACCAATAGTTGAGGATATATTCAAATGAATTATTTTCGTAATTTTCCAAAAACCTTAGTAAAAGTTGAAAATGTAAATGTTTCGCTAATTGATATTTCAATTCGTACAAAGATTATGGATTACATTACAAGAAACGATGATTATTTGATCAAAGATTCATATTCTCTTGATGCAGAACAACGCCCTGAACAAGCAAGCTATGAATTATATGGTACAGTTGATTACACATATGTTTTATTAATTTTAAATAATGTTTATAATATTTTTGATGATTGGATACATCCGTCAGAAATACTTGATAAGTTAATTATTAAAAAACATGGTTCAATTCGAAATGCAATGAGGTCAGTATATCAATGGTACGATGCAAGTGGCACAGAGGTATCTCAACACTCACCAAATAAATCTTATAGTTTGTCAAATTATGATAAATTTATGCAAGACAATGAAAGAAAAAGAACAATTAAAACATTCGATAATAATTCGATGATTCGTATACACAATGATTTTGCACAAACATTAAATAACGCATGAGGACAATATTTTCAAAAACAAAAAAAGAAGATCTATTTCCCGAACAAATCGGTGATTATGAATTGATCTCTTTAATGCTTGAATCACCAAGAGATGATAAAGGTGAGGATATTCGGTTTAAACAATATGGTCTTGATTTTGTTTATACTAATTTTAGTATATACGAAGATTTATATTCAAATTGTTTGACAGGATCTATCACAATTGTTGATGCAAACCATTTGCTCACAGATTTTCCAATCATTGGTGAAGAAACAATTGAAATTTGTTTTCGTTCAATGAATACACCCATTTGTATATTGTTGAGAATGCGAGTAACTGGAATTTCTCCTGTTTCAAAAGTGAATGAAAATTCATACATGTATACATTATACTTGACATCAAATGTTGCTATTGAAAGTGAGAAACAAAAAATATCAAAAGCATTTAATGATGGTAATGTTTCACAAATAATTGAATATATTTGTATAAAGTATTTTAAGATGATTGATGATTCTTCAATCTCGTTTACAAAAGAAGGTGATTTTTCAATAAAACATAAAGATAAATTTTCAAATTATTATTCAATTGAAACTGAATCCGGACATGTTGAAAAATACTTAGCACCTTATTATTCACCTTTTCGTATAATAAATAAATTATGTAAAAGAGCAATATCTGAAACTGGTACATTATTCTTTTTCTTTCAGGATATCAATAAATTTCGTTTTATTAGTCTTGAAGATTTATTTAAAAAACGAGCAAGTGAAAAAATATATAAAAAATTAATGTACATACCAGCAGACAATATAAATCGTGATAACCTCGGTGCTTGGAATATTGTTACTGATTACAAAATTAAAGAGAAGTTTGATGTATTTAAAAATATGTCAAGAGGTATGTATTCTTCTCAGTACTCGTTTGTTGATATTGAAAAGCGACATGTAAAAACAAATGAATTTTATTATCAAAGAGATGCAAGAAAATTTCATCATATCAATAATGATAAATTTTTATTAACCACAAACAATAGTGATATAACTCATAAACTTTCAGAAGAAAGTCCAAGCACAGTTGCTGGTGTTGTAATGTTTCATACTGGTGATCCTGAATCTCAAGACCGTACAATACATTCTGCAGAAATACTACAGAGAAGATTGGCGATGCAAGCAAGTATTGATTCATTGATCTTACAAGTTGTATTACCTGGTGATTCATCTGGACAAATTGCTATTGGTGATATTGTTGAATTCGTATTTCCTAAAAATACAAATCAAGATGGTGATGCTTATTTAAGTGGTAAATATATGGTAACAAGAATCAATCATTCAATTGATATTGCTAAAAAATATTCATTAATCGTTGAATTAGTAACTGATACCATTTCAAATAATTATCAATTAGTACCTGAGATACCATCAAGTGCCTTAGGAATTAAAGCAGAAGCAAAAGATATATTATTAGAACCGGATGAAGATTTAGTTATGACATCAATACTTTCTTCTGATGCTGTTGATAATTATCATGATGCAACAAGAAAACGTTCATTAATTAAAAAAACTGTAGGATATTAATATGTTTGAAACGAATTCGTTATCATTTGGAAAAAATATGATTTGGTTTGTCGGTGTGGTAGAAGACCGCATGGACCCAAATTTTCTTGGACGTGTTCGTGTTCGTTGTTTTGGCTTTCATTCGGAGAGCCGTGATGATGTTCCAACAGATACTTTACCTTGGGCTATGGTAATGCAACCTGTGACATCTGCCGCACAGACTGATGTTGGGCATTCACCAAATGGTCTTGTTGATGGTTCGTGGGTAGTTGGCTTTTTTCTTGATGGTGAGGAAGCACAACAGCCATTAGTGATCGGTTCACTTGGTGGCTATGCAAGAAAGCCAGAAAAATTAAATCCTTCAGATGATTCAAACTGGGCAGACTTTGGCTTTAAAGATGTCCGTGAAGGCTCAAATCTACAGAGAAGAGCATTTCCTCAACCACCCGTTAATGTAAGACGCCGGCGAGGAGATGAGCTTGGCGTAGACGTAGAAGAAGATGAATTTATTTCAAGATATCCAAGAATTGGTGAAGAAGATTCAGCAACAACACCAAAACTTGCAAGAGGTATCAATGACTTAACAATACGATATGATTCTGAAGTTTCTGAAACATCAACGTATGAGCAAACAAATTCTGCATTTAAAGAACCGCTACTTTCAAAAACATTGAATGTTAATCGAAACATTCAAACATCTGTACCAAGTTTTAAATACGACCAACCACAGCCACCTTATAATGCAGTATATCCTTTTAATCATGTATTGCAAACAGAATCAGGACACATAATTGAATATGATGATACACCAAATGCAGAAAGAATTCATGAATATCATCGTTCGGGTACATTTCGTGAAATACATCCCGATGGTACAGTTGTCAAACAAAACATGTCTGACAAATATGATTTCACGGAAGCACATAGCTATGAATATACAAAAGGAGCAAAGTATTCAACACATCGCCGTGGTTTAGCATTAATGATCAATTCTGCTCGTTTAGCAGGTGAAAACTTTGAAGTTAAAGTTTGTGGTAGTAGTAACCATAATTTAACTGTTGAAGATGGTGATTATAATGTGAAAGTACAAACTGGTAAAATTGACATGCTTGGTTCATCAATTCAACATCGTAGTGTTAATGAAATCATTCAGACCGCTCCTTTAATTGAAACAAATGTTGGTAATCATTTACATCGAATTCAAAATGATTATACTGGTGACGCAAGAGGTATATACAATATAAGTGGAGGTTCCGTAAAGCTTACATCGGCAATGAATACAAATATGGCTGCTGGTGATAATTGGACATGTAGTGCAGGACATACAATTAATATGACTGCAGAAAATACATTTGCTATGCTACCTTTTTATGCTCCAGAGCCAGTTGCATTTTCACAAGTTGCGAGACATGGTCATATTGAATTGAATGCACAGGATGGTGATACACGAATTTCATCACGTTCATCAACTGGTGGTCTTCTTGGCATCATGGGAGATAAAGGTTCGTTCACAGTCACTTCACCACTTCGTACATCAATTGCTTCAATATTTCAGCAACAGCCTGCACCTGAGTGGGAAACTCACATGTCTCATCCATCAAGTTTGGTGGGACAAACACAAACAGGATACATTTATTTTGTCTCAAAACTTGGTAACATAGTTCTTGAAACTCAAACATTTAATAGCATCAAACTTAAAGCTACACCAGTTGGAACAGTTGAAACTCAAGGTGGGTATATTCAAACAACTTCAACATCTACTCATATTTTATCGAGTTCCAGATTAAATACATATATTAAAGCCGGTATGGGTTTGTATACTAACTCCTTTATCGGTACACAAATTTATTCTGGACTTGAGGTGTTTATCAAAGCGGCGACACATATTGATCTACATGCTCAATTCTCCGGATCATTTCATGTTGGAACACCAAGACAACCTGATGGTAGATTAGCTTTAGGTGACTATACTGCACATTCACCTGCAATACGAGGTGATGAATTCATGAAAATGTTTTTAAATCATTTTCATTTAACACCTCTTGGACCAACAAGTACTGTATCAACTTCAGGAGATCCGTCAATTGTGATGGGTGTGATGAAATCATTTTGTCAAAAAACTTTTGTATTTTAATTATGTCTTTAGATTTAGGTACATTAATACCCGGTTTGATTTGGGCATGTAAAACAATGGATCCGATCTTTCCTGGATTCCAATGGGCATCAAATGTAAATGCTGCACTTTGTACTTACATAAATGGTGGTGAAAACATTCGTAAACTGATGTTACAGCCATATACCTTTCAATTTTGGATGCCACCATTTGCATTGTTATTAGTTGCTCAAAAATCGTATGCATTTTCACCATGGGAGTTTGGTGTAAAAGTTGGAGTTGCAATTGAAGTTTCAATACGAACAATTTATACACATGGTCAATTACGACTTGATTATATACCGGGACAATTACCAGCAAAACTCGGACCAATATTTTCACGAATAAACCCTTTACCTGAAATTGCAGCAGTCGAAATGGCACAAGCAATACATTCATCAATGAGAACAGTACTGATTACTGTATTAGATAATAGTTTTCCACCGAAACCAATAACGGGTCCTTTTATATGAGAACATTGATATGTTAAACGTTGTTACTTATTCACCTGAAAGTTCTGGAACTAAAACATATTGGGAAGAAGACTGGACCAATATGCGTGTCAAGATGTATCGTCAAAATGCTATAGTATTTGATATAGGGATACCTGCTGGCGCTCATGCCGTTCTTCCAAATTATGGATGTTTTGCAAATGGTCATGGTAACTATGCAAAATATAATGCAGAACGTCACCACGAAATGTGGTCAAATGGGCCAATTAAACGTTATGCAGTAAAATATACAGAATGTCCTGGTTATACCGCAAGTAACAGCGGTGGAGGTGGTAATACTGGTGGTAATACTGGCGGTAATACTGGCGGTGTTGGTGGTGGAACAGGTGGTGGCTCAACAGTCGGATCAGGTGGCGGAGATTCTAACATTGCATGTATGAGCTTGCGCAAATCATTATCAATGACATTTAAAAGAGTACCTGTTGGTCTTCAGCAAATGAGAGCAACAATCATTAATAATTGTAATGATATGATCCAAGATATGAAACGATATGCCTTTGAGGAGATTGCAGAGATTGTACAAGTATGTACTGGACTTGGCATCAAAAGAGCATATCTAAGAGGTCTATCTTATGGTGTTAATTCAGAAGAGGATATTGATAAGTATCTCTATCGATTTAATTTAAATGGCGCACTACCATTTCAAGATCAATCAGCACCATCACCAAATGGTGGTTCTTTTGCAGATAAAGCTTTCTTTTTTGGTACAAGAAATACTATTTTACTACAAGCAATTCGTGTTGATGGTGTACCATTCTTAATGGTTGATGGAGAAGATATTACAACAGTTGATGCGCAAACACTTCCACTTACAGCATTCATACCAAAATATCGTCCTGAAGGTCCAAGTGTAAATCCTTTCTTACCTTGGCTGCCAGATATGAATTGTGATTTTTTGTATAATATACCAGATCCTGATAATTGTATTACTACAATTGATATTTCAAGTCAAGCTACAAATCCACCAGACTTAAACATGTTGGTGCCGATTGGTGATAATCCAGCACCATACACTGGACCAAACAAAGGTTTCCCATATTCAAAAGAAGTTAACCCTGAACCAAAACCATTACGAATGATCATGGATGGTAGTCCAATTGAAGGTGAAAAGGTTATCTTAGCTAACCGATTTGAGCTTTCAGGTATTGTAAAAATTTCTGCTGGTGATGAAGTTGTAGTTACACTATCAGACCGTGGCGGTGGTGATGGTGGAACTAAAATTGATATCGAAGGTGATCCTTGGGATATGGGTGATGGTGATTCAATTCTTGTTGATCCTGTAAATCTTGATGCAAATCCTGCTAACAATATTTGGGATTTTGAATTTGAAAATCCCGATGATGCTGATGATGGTACAGAAATGCCTGTACCTGAACCACCTACAGGAATAGATCCTGAAGGTCCTGGTGTGCCACCTGAAGATAGTCCTGATCCAGATAAACCAGAAGATGATGAGCTTGATCCTGGTTCAGGCGTCTTGGATGGAGATGGTGATCCTGCTGATGGAGATGATGAATATAGACCACCTGGTGATCTTGATCCAGATGAAGACAAACCAAATACTCTTGAATTTCCAATCAGATTGGTTGATGGTGATTTTATCAGTGAAACTCAATTACCGGGCGGTCAATATTCCGGTGCTGCTATCTTACAACGTGACCCAATTGTAGGTTTTGGTAGTAAGTATACTCAAGAATTAAATTCTGGCGATGTTGTTGAGTTGCAGTTTGATGAAATGATCATTCCTGGTGTGTTCTATTCAATTGGTCATGGATATATTCATTATAAAGGTAGCTATTTCCAAAAATCATATAAACCAAACATGCACATTGTTTTTGGTAATGTACAATATCAAGTTATTGGACAAGGTGCCGGTGGGACATTAACATATAAAGGCTATTCTTTCGAGTATGATAATGTGTATCAAGTGAACAGATTGCAGGACGAATTTAGACCAGGTATCTACAATTCAGCATCATCAAAAACATTTGCACAAGTTTCAACAAGAGTAAGTTTATATCCAATGGCAAATAACTTGAAACTTGGATATGTAGTATTTGAACCGGGTGGATCAATCGATCTATCAGCACCTACTGGTTCGGCTGGCTCTGAAGTACAAAATTATTTTGAAACTGGAGATTTGATTTCAATCGGTGGTGTTGAATATCGTTTTCGAAATATCTATAATAATCAATTAAGAAGTGTGTATCGTGTTGATGGTGGTGATATTGGGTCAGGCGTAACAAGTTCAACTCTTGTAAGAGCATCAAAAATTACAAGAGCAATGGCACAAAATGAATATTCTCAAGCAATGATTCTACCATATAGATCATATTACGAAGTAAACAATATCATTAGTGATACTGAGATTACATTAACACCGAACTTTGGTATGGCTACAAATTATGAAGGTAAGCTATTTCGTGTTGGATTTAATATACGCTCAACATCAAATTCTCCAGATTTATTAAACTCTGGTTTTGCTGAAAAAGGTTATGCTCAATTTTTATCTGATGGTTCTGCTACAGATAATAGTAAGAATTTTTACTTACCGAAAGCAGCCACAGCAGCCGCAATATTATATAAGTATTCAGAAATCAATACTGATGGTGGTTTTGCCAGCACCAGTGTTCAAGGTGTTGAATCAGTAAAGTCTGCATTACATGGTAAGTTC